AGTGATTCAAAGAAATGGTATTTTGACCAAGAGGACTTAGCTGAGTCAACTAACGGCGAAACTACAATTAACGGCATAATTAGATGGGCGATTACTACTCTAGTAACTCGTTGGTATTGGAGCAAACAGGGCCTTGCTCTGAAAAAGCTTGAAGGCCTAGCCGCATCTGTCCGTAAAAACCAAGACTAAATGCTAATCCGGCACACCGGGTAAAACTTTATTCAGGACTTAGATATAATATAAGAAAAATCTATAAAGTATGACTCCTGAATGGTTATCAAACATGAAGGCGGCTCTAGCTTCTTTGGAAGAAGAGACTACCAAATTCTATGAAAAGGGAAACAAGTCAGCTGGAACTAGAGCTCGTAAAGTGCTACAAGACATCAAAACTCTTAGCCAAGAGGGTCGTAAGCATATCCAAGAAGCTCGTGTAACTGCTGCTAAATAAGCCTTTCATAAGTTCACAATCGGGCGGGTTTTAATTAACTCGCCCTTTTTTTATGAAAACTAATTAGCACTATCTTAGTACAATTCTATAAATTAAATCTTTAAGAACAATGGAAGATCTATTCAATCTAAACCCAGATGATTTTTCTGGAAAAGCAGCAAGTCAAGCTAGAAAAGTTGACGAAAACGTTTATAACCCTGGCCCAGATCAAGGCCAAAACGGTGTGTACAAATCAGTTATCAGATTTGTGCCATGGGTTGGAGATCCAGCAAAGAGCAAGTACAAAAAGTACGCAGCTAAACTGGTAAATCCATTAACTAACGAAAGAATTGTCGTTGATTGTCCATCAACTATCGGCAAATCTTCAATTCTCTGGTCATTAGACCTAGAATTACGTAAGCTCGCAAACGAAGAGCCAGATGTAGTAAAGGAAATCCAAAAGTATTTCAATCGCTACTACAACTACTATTCGTTAGTGTACGTTAAGCGTGATCCACAGATGCCACAGCTTGAAGGCTCAATCAAAGTTTATTCTTACGGCTACACGATCGATAACTTAATTCAACAAGAAATCAGTCCAGAAGCAGAACTCGGTATCGTCAGCAAAGTTAATCCATTCTCTTTGACTGAAGGTAAAGACTTTGTACTGGTAGTTAAGCGTAAGACCAAGGCTTGGAGAGACTTTAGTGCATCTAAGTTCATGAATGAAGTTAGTCCGCTAATTGTTAAATCGCCAAATGGTAGAGAAGTTAGTGTAAATGATGACCCAAAAGTTCGTCAATTTATTTCCGAGTACCTCAAGCAAAACTCTCCAAATATCGAGCAGTACCACTACAAAGAATGGACTGATTACGAATATGAAAAAGTAGCAGAGTACATCAAGGCAATCGTACCTTACAAGCAAATCATCGATACACTAGTCGGTGGCTTAAAGGATGAAAAAATGAAGTCTCTATTTACAAATAGTGGACCCGCTAAATCCAAAATGTCTCAAGCTCCATTGGGAGAAGACTTGGAATTTAGTCCAGCTCCAGCTAAATCGACTTCAATTGACTTGGACGATGATGATTTTGGCTTGTCTTCAGCGCCAGCCTCTCCAGCTGCGCCAGCACCAAAAGCATCTTCAATTGATCTGGACGACGAGCTATTTAGCGACCTATAACAATTAAAAAAACCATATACATAGATGGAAAATCAAGCACAGACTCAAGCTGAGCAACCGCAACAAGATTTACCTAAGGTAACTCTGCTGTCGGCGATCAGTTATCAAAATAGAGAAGATTATGACATCTTTCTAAAGACGATGACTGGCGAACATGCAGTAGTTACTCTAATTGCGGCAGCTAATCATGCACAGGGTAGAGGCGCTTATAATCTAGATGAAGCTGAACTTATTGCAAAAGCAATTCGTAAGTTGACTGTAGACCCAAGCGCAGCTCAAACAACAGAGGGAGAAGCCGCGCCAGTTCAAGCGGAAGAGGCTCAACCTGAAAAGAAAACGACCAGATCACGTAAAAAGTAATCATGAACTTAGTCATTGATGGTAACGCATTCCTTAACGTTGCAACAAGCATTGTTAAAAACATTCTTCTCTCAGACAAAAGAGTTGGAGAAAAGTACTATGTGAATGATTTAACCGACGATGACAAGTACATTCTTAAACAGGCAAGCAAGGATTCCTTTCGAAGTTTTTCTCTGAATTACTTGGGAAGCATCCTTGCCCCGTTTAAGGATAATATTACTTCAGTGTTTTTCGTTTTTGATTCCAAAAGCTGGCGTCGACAATTTATTAGACAGCATTTTGAAAGTCATGGAGATGGAGACTTTGAATACAAAGGCAATCGCAAATACGACGAAAAGATCTATTTGTTTTTTGACTTTTTTCAACAAGAAATCCTATCCGAATTGTCTGCCGAATATGGCATCATTTCAAACCGTGTACTTGGTGCAGAAGGCGATGATTTAATCGCATACATCTGCGAAAATATCCAAGAAGACATTTGTATTTGGTCAGTCGATAAGGACCTAATTCAATTATTGGAAAGTGGCCGACGCAATGTTATTTTGATTACGCCAAAGATGATGACTAAATTTAAGAAGATCTATACGACTGAGGATTTTGATAAAATCGAGACCAAATCAATAGACCTATTTAATTTAGAAATGTCAGATATTGACAACTCATCAATAATGAACGTTCTACAGGATCTAACCAAAAAAGATTTTATGCATTTTATGGTAGATCCAACGCTAGAATTGCTCACTAAATTCTTAGGCGGTGACGGTTCTGACAACATTCCAAGAATTCATCCAAAAATGACGGCGTCGAAGGTAACCAAGACGATTGAATTAATTAAGGAGAAATTTGATTGGAAGCAAGTTAAATCCGCAATCGATTCGAATGATCCAGAGCTCATCGACTTATTAATCAATAGTACATGTGATTCTCTCAAGATAAATGATCCAGGTGAACGCAGTACAATACAGAATAACTTAACGCGTAATCGTACTATAATTAGATTACACACTAGTGTTATTCCAGAAAAAATCAAATCGGAGATTATTTCTCAAGTAAAATTCGATAAGCGTCGTCGATTTGATTATCTAAAATTCAAGAAAAATTATAAGCACTAAATGTCGCAATTAGCATTAGAACCACTATTTGAAAGAATAATGATCTTACCAGATAAGGTCGAAGAAGTAACTGAAACTGGTATTGTTTTACCAGTAGAGGCTAGAAAAAGACCAAATACAGGTATTGTCATTTCGATCGGCCACTTAGTTGAAAAAGCTTGTCCTATTAAACCTGGAGATCATGTTTTATATCAAAGATATTCAGGTTTGGAAGTTACTAGTGGCGGTACAATGTATCACATGGTATTAGCCAATGACTTATTAGGTAAGTTTACCTCGCCAGAGGCAATCAATGGCCTACAAGTAAATCAGCCCAGTTAAATAACTATATGAATAGGACACTACCATTTAATTTATTTCTAGAATCAGAATCTTCAGTTCGAATCTTTTGTGATTTAGATGGAGTGTTAGTTGATTTTGACCGAGGTTTTGCCGAATTGCCGGAAAATACTGAAGAGCTATCTCCAGCCAAATACGAGGAAGAACACGGTAAAAATTCAATTTGGCCGCTGATCGATAAACATGGTGACGAATACTGGTCTGAACTCTATTGGAAAGGAGACGGTCGCGAACTTTGGGATTATTTGGAAGAATATAAACCAACTATCCTAAGTTCTCCAAGCCGCAGTCAATCATCAATTCGAGGCAAAGCCAAATGGGTTAAATTGAATCTCAGAATCAATGAAGAGCCTGTCACTAAATTATCCGATTATACTGGCAGCAATCGATTAATCTTAATGCAACAAAAACATCTCTTTGCAAAATCGGCAAATGATATTCTAATTGATGATACGCAGGCTAAGATTGACAAATGGACTGAAGCCGGCGGTACTGGTATTCTGCATAACGATGCAACTGATACTATTAAAGTATTAGAAAAAATTCTCGAAAGACTTCGAGGCGGTTCTCAGACCTAAACTGAGTGGTGGAGTCGACCTCAAATCGGTCATGCCCAAAAAGAAAAGGACCTCAATGAGGTCCTTTTCTGATTTAGGTAGTTCCTTATCTTTAGAATGAAGGAGTAAATCCGCTCGATTGAGAAGATAACTGGCCTCCAGCTCTTGTGATAGTGATACGGTTGACAAACTTGTGAATTCCTCTTGGGAAATCGATGATAATATCGATAATTCCAGCATTGTTCTCAAGTACTTCCGGTCCGTTATTACTCTCGTCAAAGACAATATCATAACTTGAAATTCCACGAGCATCTTTCACAGCCTCTAAGTAGTTTCTAACTAGAGTCTTAACTCGAAGTCTAGTGATTTCATCGTTAAAGTCGAATAGGAAGTTTAGAAGAATTCTTTCAACGTCTTTCTCGATTGTTACTAGCGCTTCTCTAACATGGATATTATTTAGAGCTGACTTAACTCTTTGATATGCAGTGTTGTTTGAGAATACCATGATTCCAAAACCGCGACGGCGTACAATCAAGTTATGACCTGCTGGCTCTAAGAAATCTCTGTCCTCGTTAGTTAGATCGTATTCTACACCAACTACTTCTGGATCAGTGATTATGCCTCGCTTACCAGCTGCAATTGAGAATGTGTTACCACTACGATACTTTTTCATGAACAAGTTAGATACGTAAGCTGCCGGTGGAACTGATTTATTTCTACCATTTTCTTGAATAATCAAGTTAGGCATAAAATAAGCAGCGTATGATTGTAATGGAATGCCATTCTTTTCGCCAGCTGCAAATCCAGCTTGGAAGCTTGGATTTTGAGTTAAGTCTCCACCAGTCGCAATGTATTCAGCAGATACTAATTTAGTTACTGGGTTTACAAAGCTTGGGTCAGTTGATCTTTCTAGTTGAGCAAATGATGGGTTATTTAGAATCGCTAGTGCTTTACCGTGATCAGCTGCCAATTGAACTAGTGCAGATTTTGCATTAGCTGCGATTTGACCTTCGTACGAATCAACAATGTAACGATAATCTAGAGTTTCACCATCGGCTAGAGTAGATGCGATATTGTATTCATACATGAAATCTAAGATTTCGTCCTGTCTAGCAGAAGTCCCGTTAGGATATAGATCATTCTCTGCCCAATCTAATCCAGGTAGTTTAACGCCAACTGCGTGAGAAGAGAAATTCTTGATTCCTTTGTAAACGCTAATGATGTTTGAAGTTAAATCAAAACCTAGAGTATTTGCTGCGGTTGGGGCTGCAGTTGTAACTGTGTACTTCAACGTGGTCGAAGCGTTAACCGTTACTTTTTGTGCAACAACTGAAGTAATCTTTAAGAGACGACCTCTACCTGCTGAAACTCCAGCTTTAATGTATTGACCTACTTTAAAGAATTCATCAACCTCAGTTCTCTTAGCTGAATCATAGTTACCGTTTACTGGTTCTCCTTTTGCAGTGTTACCGTACAAGTTAGGATTCAGTGTGAATGTAATCTTGTTAGGCGCAAAGTATTGATATGCTCCGCTAAAGTAAGCAGTATTAGTTAAATCAAATTGATTTTTGAACTTATCGCCGCTTGTTGTAATGTTTAATACATTAAGAGTGTTAATCGTAGTCGCTACTGCATTTGTCTGGTTAGTTAAAGTTGCGTCGTTGTAGAACAGAACTTCAACGTAATTAACTCCCTGTGAAGTTTTAACTAAACCATCAATTTTGATATACAATAAACTACTTCTGTCGCCAGTTTTAATAATACCTTTCTTCCAAGCATTCCAAACTTCTCCACCTTCGTATGCAGCAACGTATTTATTGTTTTGAGTAATTACTTGAGTGTATACATCAAATCCACCAGCTACGTAGTTAACGTTTCCACCAGCAATGATTCCATTACCGTGAGTAATTGTTAGCACGTCATCGTCTGCACCAGGAGCACTTTCTGGAGTATAACTTCTTGCTGAAATTGCAACGTAAACACCAGCAGTAGTTGTTAGTAAGTATTTACCTACGTCAAATGATGTTGATAAATCTACTCCTGCTCCGGTAACAGTTAGAGTTGTGTTATTAACTCTAGTTACAACTGCAGTTAATGGAGTAATTGAAGTTGCTGTGTATGAAGTAGTAGTTGAACTTGGGATAATGTGTGATTGGCCAGCAATCGCATCTCCAAGTACTGCATCGATATCGTGAATTCTAAATTGGAAGTTT